GGAAAGCAGCGATGATGAATCGTATGCGTCTTCACTTGATAGTTATGAAGCTGAAAATATAGACAATGTTTATTACGATGATCAGGAATATCACGACGATGAACGTGTTAACAATAATTATTATATTGGAGCGTGTGGAATAAACGACAATAAAATATTATTATTGAGTGTAATATCACCCAAGTCATTTTTCAAGTATCATATAGATGATGTCTCCAAATTTCTAAAATATCAGTCGTTAGTGTACATAAGCGACCCCCAAATCCAAATTATAAAGTTGAAATATGAATATATTAATGATGAATTATATTATACATCAATTAATAAAACATATTATTTGCGAATAATACAACGGTTCTGGAAAAAACGGTTATTGGAACGAGAGGACCTTTATAGAAAACGTGTTAATATAGGCGCAATGAAATATCGAGAGTTAAATGGACGTTGGCCCAGTGGTTTAAATAATGTACCGGGAATCAATGGCCTATTGTATAACAAACTGTAAAAATTGATTTATATTTTTTTTTATAGTTAATGTATAAATAAAAATGGTAGAAATTGCATATACGCGATATTTGTATGTAGAAGATGAGGTGTGTTATTCCCTAATGTTAGCATTATTGGAACGAAATAAGGAGGAATCGTTATTTTGGGCATATGAACTTTATTTTTCGGGTTTTAAAATATTTGATTATTTGTTTAATTTGTATGAGGGATTATACATAACAAAAAAGAATATATTAAGTGGGCTCAAAGAATTACATAATGAATGGTTAATTGATAAAACAAAACATCATATAATCGGAACATTTATAATCAATATGATAAATTATAAATATTCGATATCTAAATTTATTAGAAAATTTTATAAAATAAAATGTAAGGATGTGAAAGAAACAAAAAAGTATTCAAACGTGATAGAGCAAATGAAACCGGAAGACTCTAACAAATATGTAACCAAGACGTATCCCGAAAAAGCATATAGTACATTACCCAATGAGTGTAAATATTATATAAGAAAACAATTAAATACGTTATGTGAGCAGCCCCTAACATATGATGTAAAAATATATACACATAACTGGCTGTATTATGCATCAAAAACCGAGATATGGACGCATCGAATCGCAATGTATAATGGAAGAGTAGACGATGAATTGAAGGATGTTATATTTGATTCCATAGAAGATAAGGAAAAATTTGATGACCACTACGATTTAGAGCCGGACGAGCAGTCATTAGAAACACAAGAAAAGAGTTTGGGCCGGGACGAAGAACAGTTTACCGTCGAGGATTTAATTAAAAACAATGGGGGTATTATTGAATGTGTAAAGGAAGAAAGTAGTTAATGCAAATAATGTACCTCCCCATAAGATGTCAGTGAGTAAAATACGTAAACTCCATTTTTTAATTGTTGCATAATTTGTAAAATCGTATACGGCGTAAATAGATAAACCGAGTAAAAATGCATCGAAAATCGTTTTGTGCTGATATATAATAAAATACCATAATGTAAGAATCAACGTAATATAACAAGCAATTGCGGCAAATGGTTCAACCGTCATTGGAGAACCTTGAATATTTTGAATCATTTTACCAAACCCCATAGGAAGTGCGATATATTGAATATACACACCATCCAATATAAGCATGACAATAGAAATGAATAGTATATTATAGTGGGATTCCATTATAGTATAAGGTTATATTTTTTTTAAAAGTGTATTATTTTCAGTATTCGTAGTTTGTATATAATAAAGGCAAATGTGGTTTAAATTGCTAAGAATACTAGATATAGAATGATAAGAGTATTTATGTAATATGGATGGTTCATTATATACAATTTTGTATATTGTGTTTGGGGGAATATAAAGCATTTGACCGCGTGAAATTGTAAAATCAGTGAAACTGTCATTAACAGTATCAGTATCAGTATCAGTAACATTAAATATGTAATTTACATAATCAGGATTAACCGTTTCATCTTTACGGGGTTTTATATGGATAGAAATATTTCCACTTTCGACGTATAAAAACCGCCTATAATAATTATGTGTCACGCAACTTGTGAAGGCATTAGATGACCCTCCCAAAATTTCTAAATTTGCGAAAAAACAACTGGGTGGTTTAATAAATCGGGAAAATTCTGGTTCTCCATATATAAAATTATGTTGGGTATAGTATTCATTTTTTTTGTTTTGTTGTAGAGAAATATTTAAAGATTCATATGGTATAATAATGTTTGACTTGTCTTTGCTGTCATTTAAATTAATATTAAATGATAAATCTACCGGCTGAATGTATAAATCATTCATGTTAGAAATAATTGGGTCTGTTTTGCATATTTTTTGCAATTCATTATTATTCGTGTAATCATTTTCATATATTTCAATGCTTGTTATTGATTTATTTTGCTCATAAATATTGAAATAAAAAATAATAATGATAAAAATAATAAAAAAATGTAATATCGTATTCATATACATATATCAGAGTTAAAAGAATAATTATTAGAACGAAAGTTAATTATCATTATCAATCATTGGAGCCAAATAGAAACACAATGATTTGTCCTTATCTTCTGTATCATCTAAATAATATACGATTTTAATGGGAAAATTTTCGGTAATATGAATAAACACATATTTGGTTAATTTCGAGAAAGTAGAAATATTATTTAAATAGTTTAATGTATATGAAGTTTTGAGTTCCATATCCTCGGTGATGCTATATTCATTTAGATCATTAATATCAATATTGACTTTCATTTTGCCAGTTTCGATACTGTGTGATGTAAATTCAATAATTTCTTCGTTACATTTAATTGTAGCATAATCGCCAAATAATTTCAAATGACTAATTACATTTGAAAAATTAGAAGAGGAAAGCTGTATATCGGCGTTGGTTTCTTGTTCGGGAATTTGCATAATGTCTTGCTCAATATCAACGAGGGGAATTTCAAATTCTCTTTTTAAAATTTCTTTATTATCACTCTCGAAATAAATGCGTAAATTATCGGGTGATTCGTCAGTATATTCAAATTTAATGGAATGCCCCTTTTCACGTGTACTTAAAATCTTTGCAAGAATATTGGTATTAAGTCCAATGGAAACGTGACTATTTACGTCAAACTCATCAAACCAATCATTAATAATATTAAGTTCAAAAATAGTAATATTTGCTGAATCAGTTGATTGAAAATATAGTTTATTTTTATTAAAAGACACTGAAAGAAGATCAGTAAATGTTTTTAGGTTTTGAAACAGAAACGAAAAGTTTGATGCTTTAAATTCATTCTGGATGACGAAATGCATGGTTATAAATATACATAACAATTATTATTTATATATAATCAATTTTTAATAACGATTGAATAACGTTTTCAATAGTTGGATAGAATCTTTTTTAGAATGATATACGTATCTGTCAGCATTTGACGAATCCGTATACGGAGAACATATATGTTCTATCGTACTCATCATGTGAGGTGTATTGTAAATATGCATAAATTTAAGTTTTGTTGTACACGGGGTATCATTTCCCACAAGTTTAGTGCAGAAATTTTTAAGTAAATCACCCTGGGTTGCAATGGATGTAGCGGTAAATCCATTTAAATCCATATGCAATTCAAATTCGTCGTGGGTTTTCAATATTTGCTCAATTAAACACAATGCATAGTTTGAAATATTATCATATGTTTGTTTATTTAAAAGAGTTTTCAATGTGTTATAATTAATATATAGTTTATAACTGTCTGGTAGTATGACCATAGGTTGTGTTTTTAATTCCATTATTTTAATTTAAAAGATTATTTTTAAATTAAAATAATAAATATTTTATATTGTTTAGTTGTTGAACTTATTTTTTAGAAATAGTGTTACCAGAATAACTTGCATCTTCTACATTACTTTCAGTATTGACAGAATTATCCGAATAAATTACATCTTCTACGTGGCTTTCATTATTAACAGAATTATCTTCTGATAATATCTTTATTCTATCGTCATATAATGCTTTATTTACTTCCATTGTAAATGATTGAAGTTTCATTATGATATCTTTCATTTCAGTAATTTCACTAAGTATTGTTTCAAAACGCGCCTCATATTCGGTAACGAGTTCTTCTGAAAACGATGAATTACCGTCGATCGCATTTTGATTATTTTCTAAATCATCTAACCGGATTTTAATAGTATTAAAAATCCCATTTAATGTATTTGGTTGTTGTATTCTACCAGGAGGTTGTTGCGCAGTGGGGCTAGGTGGATTATTAGTAGGAGGATTATTTTCAGTTGGAGTAGATCTTCTATTTCTTGCTCTTGCTAATGCAGACGACATATAATTTATATAATATATAATTTGTATGTATAATACGTATTATGCGATCATTTTCATTTTTATTGGTTCGTGATGTGAATAAGGTGTAATAAATTCTAAATCAGCTAAACAATAATCGTTAATATTTGTATGTTTATTTTTAATTACTACACGCGGAAAAGCTTTTGGTTCATTGCATAATTGTTTTTCTAAACTTGGAATATGTTCTTCGTAAATATGCGCATTTCCCAAAAAATAAACAAAGTTATCGGGTTCTAAGTCACAATGTTTTGCTAAAATATGAGTTAAAAATGAATAAGACGCAATATTAAATGGTACGCCTAAACCAACATCACCACTGCGTTGATATAAAGAGCAACTCAGATATTTGTGCTCTCGTACGTGAAATTGCATTAATACGTGACACGGAGGAAGAGCCATTTCATCAATTTGCTGTGGATTCCAAGCCGAAACAATAAGTCTACGGGATGTTTGAGTTTCTGTATTTTTCAAATCATTAATAATATTTTGCAATTGGTCAATGCCTTGATTTGTATAATCTGCGGACCTGTTTGTATATGGTGCATTAAAATGTCGCCACTGATGTCCATAAACCGGTCCAAGGTCGCCTTCTTCATATGATAAATTCCTGGATTCTAGAAATTCTTTGCTGGCGTTTGCGTTCCATATATTAACCTTTTGTTCTTTTAAAATGTCATTGTTTGTATGACCATTAATGAACCAAATAAGTTCTTTAAAACAAGTTTTCCACGCAACTTTTTTTGTAGTTAATAACGGAATATTGCCATCTTTTAGAGAGAATTTCATTGAGTTACCAAAAATGGTTTTACAGTTACCATTTCGCGTATCTTCGAAACTGCCGTTATCTAAAATTTCCCGTATAAGATTTAAATATTGCTCCTCTTCGTGCATTATAGTATTAATAACGACCGATTCTTTATATAATTCTTTTCTAAATGAATGTTATATGGATACTCATGAAGTTACTACAATAAATTCGGTTAACGAAAAAAAGAGTTTTGTAAATCATATATTTGACGGAACACCAGAGGGAAATGCCGAATATATGAATGCGATACAATATGCATTAATCGGTATTGTACCGATTGTGGGTTTAAATAAACTGGTCCAAAAATTTATTCCTGATGTTGATTTAGATAAGTCTGCTTTGGAGATTTTAGTTGAAATAATGTTACAAATCGTGATGATGTTTGCCGGAATTATATTAGTGCATCGCGCAATTACATATTTCCCCACATACAGTGGTTTTAAATATGAGAACTTTATATTGACAAATGTTATTTTAGCGTTTTTGGTATTAATATTAAGCATACAGACAAAGGTGGGAATGAAAGTAAATATTATGTATGACCGTGTATTGGAATTATATAATGGACCCCAGGAACCAATGGAACAGCAAGAGAACAACAATCAACAGAATGTTCAAGTAAATGTACCTTCCGTTCAAACGCAACATAATGAAAATTTACATTTCAGTCCTCCCCCTGCACCAATCGTAACGCAAACTCAACAGTCACAACAGGTTCCTGATTTAGGTTCTGGATTAGGCGGCGGACCCATGGCAGCAAATAGTGTAATCGGTGGGTCATTTGGTTCTTCATTCTAATTGATAAATATATTTTTTTATAATTTATCAATTTATGCATATATCATATTTAATTGATTATTTACTTTGACAAATGTACAACATTTTGGAACATTTTTAATTTTATGCGCATTTACATACGTACACGTGCTACGAATGCCCCCCAAATAACTTAATACGGTATTTTCAAGAGACCCTTTGTATTTTATTTTAATCGTGCGACCTTCTGATGAACGATATTTATCCATTTTACCAAAATGATTTTTCATAGCCGTATCGCTACTCATACCATAAAATAATTTAAATTTTTGTCCATTGTCTTCTATAATTTCCCCTGGATTTTCATCGTGTCCGGAGAACTGTCCTCCAATCATAATAAAGTCAGCACCCCCACCAAGACCCTTTGACACGTCGCCTGGACATGTAATTCCACCGTCGCCAATAATATATCCATTGACTCCGTGAGCGGCATCAGCACACTCCATAATTGCCGATAATTGGGGCATACCCACCCCAGTCTGTGTTCGCGTTAAACAAGCACTACCTGGGCCAATGCCAATTTTAACAATATCAACTTTTCCTCGAAGAATGAGTTCTTCTGTAATCTCTCGCGTTACAACATTACCCGCGACAATGATTTTATCAGGATATAATTCTCGAACTTTACTACAAAATTCAATTAATTGTTCCATATACCCATTCGCCACGTCGATGCAAATAAACTTGACATAAATAGAATCCATAATCGTTTTTAATCTTACTAAGTCAGAATCTTTAATGCCACTGGATACCATAAAATAATCGGGGTTTAATCCTAGCTCTTGCATTTTGGTAAAATCGTCAGCATTATAAAATTTATGAAATGCAGTTATAATTTTGTGTTTACTGAGAACATTGTAAACGTCATATGTACCGATTGTGTCCATATTTGCGGCAATGAGTGGGATTCCTTTCCATGTAAGTGTACTATGTGGAAATGTAATTTCTCGTTCAAGGTCAACTTCTGAACGACTAGACATTGTTGTTCGTTTGGGACGAATAAGAACGTCGCCAAAATCAAGTTTAGTATCCTGCTCTATTTTCATAATAATTGTTAACGATAAATTATATTTATACTGTTTTTATTTTGTTATTTTAAAAATGGATACATTTAACTGTTTCGCAAATATATTCACAAAGTCGTCATTTTTATAATCATGAATATATTTCACCTCCTTTATACCGGATGCCAATAATAGTCGTGTACAAATAATGCAAGGATAATGTGTAATATATGCAGTGCATTCGAAACAACTTACTCCACGTTTTGCACAATCTGCAATTGCATTTTGCTCAGCGTGAACCGTAGCTTGTTCGTGATTGTCTCGAACCATTGAATTATGAGGACATCCGGGAAGGAATCCATTGTATCCCTGACTAATAATACGGTTATCTTTTACAAGTAAACAACCGACCTTTAAACGGTCGCAAGGACTGCGTTCAGAAGTAACCGATACAATTTTCGAGAAATACTCATCCCAACTAATTCGATTACCCATTGTGTATACTATATGTAGATGATAATATATTATTATTTTATCATTTTATCATTTTATTATTTTATTTTTAACACAAATAAATTTATCATTTCTTACAAATCCCGCCTTACATTGTTTGACACACCTGTCTGTGTTTGGATTTATAATTTTCCCATTTGGACATATTTTTTTCATTGTTTTATTTTTAACACAAATAAATTTATCATTTCTTACAAATCCCGGATTACATTGTTTGACACATCGGTCTGTATTTGGATTTAAAATTTTCCTTGTTGGACATATTTTTTTCACTGTTTTATTTTTAACACACATGAAAATATCATTTCTTACTAATCCGGATTTACATTTGTTAACACATCGATTTGTAGTTGGATTGAGTTCCCTTTCAGTAACACATTTTTTTTCGGTTGGTATAAATGTAAATGGAGTTATAATTGAAACACCCAACTCCTTATTGGATTCATTTACAGTAGGCACAAGGGATTCATTTTTAAAATTATAATTGTGTCTATTTATATCAATGTATTCTAGTAATATTGTTTTATATTGATCAATCACTTCATTAATTGAAATATGGTCAAATACGTCAAATGAGAGCATATTCAGGCCCAATTCCACCATTTTGTTAATAAACCCAATATTTAAATTATATGTTTTTTTAATATGGAAGTGTGGTTCCATTATAGTAATAGAATGAATTAATGTGTGACCTAAATTATATACATCGTGCATATTAAACATTTTTTTAAGATATTCTCTGTGTGAATAAAGATGTATTTTACTTATCATAGTTTTGAATGATTTATGAAATCTTTTTTTTAATTCAGGTATTTTAAAATTATTTCGACGAACCAAAGTACCATAAAAATGAGTATTCATCGATTTATTTATATCTAATGATTCAATTAGGTCATTAGTAATCGCACTACACCGACGATTGTAATCTGCATCAATACTGTTACCCAAAAACTTTTTTATTTTGTTGTATTTATTTTTATTTGCGAAAACTGCAAATGGCGGTATTGACCAGAAAAAATAATTTAACCAATATTTATTATCTGCTGCTTCTTTTTTTGCATTAGTATACGAAGTTAACAAACCAAAATCTATAAGTTTCATATTTTCGGTTTTATCGTTATAAACAATATTTTGCAATTTAATATCGCGATGTGCAACTTTATTTTTAACAAAAAATTCAACACTTTTTAAAATATTGAAAAAATGCATATAAAATAATTCTGTTTTATCCTTTTGAACAGAAGTAGTATTTGTTAATTCTCTTATTTTATATAAATAATCTTCACCGTTTATTCCACCATCTTCCATAATAAGTAATTTAACTCTATTGGAATGTGTGTTTGGGTCATATTTGTCGGAATCCCTGCATTTTGCAATTTCGTTTCGATTTTCGACAGAATTTTTGACATTGCATTTTATGGGAGTACCTAAAAAATGTTTATGTTCCTTATCAATCTTATCTAATAGTTTAAATTCTTTTAATTCGTCCTTTGCAGAGTCTCGTGTCATAATTTTAGAAACCATATTTGTATAATCTATATTTGGTTCTTTACATTCTAAACTAGGTTTATGAACACATCCAAATGAACCTTCACCAACTACTGGCATATATAATATAATCATATTATTTATAATATTGAAATACTGTTTACGAATTCAATACGATTTTTTGATTTTTCAAGATTGTCTTTATTGTCAATATTGGCAAATAAATATTCCATTTTGGGACTTTCTTCTGATTTTTTGATTTCCTTATAAATTTGATTAATATTTGCAATTACATTAGTAATGACATCCTTGTTGTTTATAATAGGTTCATTACGATTAACATTTTCGGTTAATAATGTAATGCCAAAATAGAGTAAAAATCGACGTTTTTTGCAACAAGCACTCGTGTATTTAATGCAAAAAATACTTTGTAGCGAGTTCAATACACTGATAATGAATTTATCATCATTTTTATGTGCAAAGTAATAAAAAATGTCCCAAATTATCCAAACAATATCTTGGCGATATTTTTCAACTACACTGTATTCAAAACGTTCTTCACATTTTGATTGTTGTTTTTTTTTACGACATATTAAATCGTATTCCAATAACCATTCAACCCACCAAGAAGATTTCCTGCAATTTTTGAATTCTATATTATAAATAAGTTCATTAAATGGAATAAATAATTCTCTTGGGTCCTTTTGTTTATATATGTAAAGTACATAATTTGTATTGTCTGCAATTAAATGTTCTTGTAAATTTGTAATGTCAAATTCTTCTTGACGATTTATTTTCATGTGTTCAATTGAATATTGTTTCTTTGATAAGCACAACACACAAATTATTTCAGCAAATAGTCCTCTAATTTTGTCATTATTTCTTGCGTGTAAATCCGTAGTGTAATCACTGTTGCTGATGAGTGATTTAAATAATTCAAAACGTTTATGTAAATATATAAGAATTTTCGGGTTTCCCACGTGAATATGCTTTCCAAAAAATAATAAAAAAATCTCCCATAATTCTGAAAAATGACCGGCACATATATATTCAGCGCCCCAGTAACACGCTGGTTCGACATTACCTTTAAGTAAATTATTTATTAGTTCTTTTTTTACTTCACTTTTTTTAAATTTCGAAAACGATGTATTTGAAAAGTCTTTGGGTTCTCTAATATCATTTATTTCAATCATTAATAATATATTTTATTTTAATTTTCGCAAATTATACGTGGGACAACATTAATTGCTTGTAATTCCTGACTAAGTAGTTTATAAGAATATGGCACATCAACCTTTGCAAAGTGGTTTACATTGTTGCACGTTTTACAAATATGAATCTTCATATCATTATTTTTATACATTTTATTCTTATTTCCGTCATTATATGCTGCGGTCATACCACATTTTTTACATACGTGTATGTTATATTTGTCACTAACATCATATAACCGGTCTTTACAAAATGATGTCATTCCGTGGGCAACCATAACATCACGTTCCATTTCTCCAATTCTAAATCCTCCATCACGACTTCTACCTTCTGCTGGTTGACGAGTTAGATTAACCATCGGTCCAATCGACCGACTGTGTTGTTTATCCGATACCATATGTTTGAGTCTTTGGTAAAATACTGGACCAATAAATGTATTTACTTCAAGTTGCTCACCGGTCATTCCATTGTAAAGTAATTCATTTCCGTAGCTTTCGTAACCATTATCTTGGAGTTGGCTACAAATCGTTTTAACTTCAAGTTCACTGTAACTCGTACCATCGCCAAACATTCCTAAATGCAATAGTACTTTACCCAATAGCGTTTCTTTAAGTTGTCCAATAGTCATTCGAGATGGAATCGCGTGCGGATTAATAATGACATCTGGGCGTATGCCATTTTTAGTAAACGGCATATCACATTCCGGAATAATATTACCAATAGTACCCTTTTGTCCGTGACGACTGGACATCTTATCACCCAAAACAGGTTTTCTGGTTGTTCTGATTCGAACCTTTGCAAAGTCATATCCATCGCCATTTCGACTTGTAAAATTTTTATCAACGTAACACTCTTCGTTGGTTTTAAATGTTTTGCTCTGGTCTTCGTACTTGATAATTTTCGTGGGGTCGTTACGGTTTTCTTTGATAGGAATTACTTTTGCAACAATAACGTCCCGATTTTCAACCAATGTATTTTCTTTAATAAATCCGTCATTTTGTAGTTTATCATAATTTCCATATTTGATACCTTTTGTCTTTGCCTTGTCGGGTTTACACCGAATAATTTCATCGCGTATAATGTTTTTATCTTCGTCTTTTTCGGTGTGATAAATGGTTGATAAAAATAGACCACGGTCAATCGAACCTTTATTGATTAACACACTATCCTCCTGATTATATCCCCCGTGTGTCATAATAGCAACGTGAATTTGAGTACCTGACGGGATTGTATCTAATTTGATAAAATTCATAACACGGGTTTCAATTAATGGACGACTAGGATAATTCAACACATATGTTGTTTTGTCGAGACGTTTATCGAAATTTAACGCATAAATACCGATCGCTTGTTTACCCATTGCACATTGGTATGTATTTCTGGGGGACTGATTATGTTCTGGAAACGGTACACAAGACGCTAATACACCAAACATCGTACTCGGGTGAATTTCACAATGCGTGTAATTATAATTCATATTCTGATAATTCGTTTGTTTTGACTTCATTGCAATCATTGCGTAATTTTGCTCTTCTGGGTCAATATACTCAATAACAGATTCGTCTAATTTACAACTTGTAATCAAATCATTCCACACCAGGTCCTTACTCACAATTCTATCAATATGGTCCATTTGAATGATTGTTTTATTATTTTTCACCTTATATAGAGGACGGGTAAGTCGCCCGGCATCATTACAAATACGGATTTCCTTTTTTTCATAATCAAATACGATAGAAGTATAGATATTAATCAATCCTTGATATTTTTTTGTTTTCATTGAGTTATATAATTCAACTGGATTATTCGAAATACCAATCCAACACCCATTTACAAATACTTTGACACGATTATCAAGTAATTCGGTGTCAATATTATCAAAATCAACAATATTGGGTTTAATATATTCATACAAACCAGCATTTGACGTGGGAGTTGTAATATGACACAAATAACTGATATTTTTAACCACACCAACGGATTGTCCTTCTGGGGTTTCGACGGGACATAAGAATCCCCACGTGGTATTATGAAGTTTACGAGGCGGAATCAATTCTCCACTTTTTTCGAGTGGAGTATTAATGCGACGCAAATGACTAATCGTACTAATATATGTAAGTCTACTTACGACTTGGGCAACACCAACTTTACTACTATTTGATTGTTTGATACTGAAATCACCAGTGGAAAGTGCGCGATTAATCCCATTCTCAATTGTAGTTGACTTCAATATTTTGTAAATATTTGTCATATTTATAATATTACCAAAGTCTTCGGTAGAACGCCACGAACCATTGTTTATCTCTTTGATAATTTGCTTTTGCATTTCTTTGACTAATTTATTAAAATAATTTCTAAAAAGATTGTTTAATAGTGTACCGGTAAGCTCAATACGTTTGTTTAAATACGAATCTCTGTCATCACACGGTAACAGACCAAAACTAGTCATAATTAACTTTCGAGCCATATAACCTAACAAAAACAATTTTTGTTTTTGGGTACGGCAATGGGGAAATAGGTCGTGTTGTAGTATATCTTTGGCGAATGATGTTTTTTTAATTAGACTTTGCTCCTTGTCAAGATTATTGGTAGTATATGCTACGTGTGTTACAATTTGTTCAAACGCCTCTTCCTGTGACATATATTTGCTTGCATCAAATATAGAAGCCTTTAAGAATTCCAGTAGATTCTTATTTTTTTCGTCGTAAATATTTAATACGATGTGTTTGCAAATCTCTTTGTCAGTAAGTATACCCAGAGCTCTAAAAAGTACAAATAGTTCAATGGGTTGTTTCATACGAGGAATATTAATATACAACACGTGACCAAATCCGTTATTCTTTGATGATATATACATGTCAATTTGTTTGGGTGAAATACATTTGTAATCAGGCACTGATTTTATTTCAGCACTCCAACTCCATTTTGATTTGTTTTTACTGTCAAAACAATATATCTTATTTTCCGCAATGCGTTCTTGCCCAAGAACAGTCTTTTCGGATCCTTTAATAATGAAATAACCACCGGGATCCATTTTACATTCCCCTGTAACATTTGGATGAATATGTGCATTTTGTTTAATCATACAGCACGAGGATTTTACCATTATAGGAATGCGCCCAATATTTATTTTATTGAGTGTTTTTGTCACGACAGATGGGTTATCAGTATTATTATTAATTAAATATTTGATTTCAATGTCAGTATTCATAATTGATGAATATGTAAAATTCCTCATCTTGGCTTCTTGGGGAAACATAATTTTTGTCGCACCATTATTCTCGTGAATTTGTGGGGGAAGAATGCGAAAATTACTGAATGTTAATTCGATTTCCAAACTATATTTATTCGTAGTAGGGTCCAAATCATTTTCAGAACGAATTTTTATGGGGTTAAACATGTTAATCGTTTGTTGTAACTGATAATTAATAAAATAATTATAAGATTCGATTTGATGTCTCACTAATTTTTCCAGATGTTTTTCTCCGAAATATGCTTCGATAATTTTGAAAGGTTCTTCAATATATTTACCAAGATGGCTTAACACACTTTTATCGTCGCATTTTTCTATATCCTTTTCAATCGATGACAGTTTTTCGTGATTGATTATGTTTTTGATGCAAGATGTAGTATCTTGGCACTCAGCATTTTGAACAGTTGAAGATGACATTATATTTAACATAATAAATAGTTTTGGTTGCAATCAATTTTTATATATATAAGTGAATTTATATAAAAATATAAGGTTTTCCATATTAGTATGGAAAACTCTGATTTTGTTACATTTTTAGACGGTTATAAAGATAAACCGCAGGTTTCACCAAGAGATTATTTAGAAATAATACAAACAATTAATCAAAATTATTTAGTTAACAATTTGGGTTCCCCGCTATTTTGTGCACATTATGTGCCAACCGATGGAGATGTGTATAAATTGTGGCAGGAAAACCATACGGTTGAAATACAAATGGATCTAAATACGGAGGTTGAAATAAAAATGGATGAAAAACAAAAGGAGGTTAAGGTAATATGTGTAAACATAACAAGTTTTGATGATCTAATAAAACTGATTGAAAATAACGAATACGATGAGCAATATGATTATAATATAGATTTGAAGTCATTGCATATAATAAAGGATGATTTAGTAGATTTGAATAATATGATTGGTATGACACGAGTGAAGGAATCTTTATTAGACCAATTATTGTATTTTTTACAAGGTCTGCATAAAGGTCCACGCGGGGACTATAAACATACTGTAATATATGGCCCCCCTGGAACGGGAAAAACCGAAGTGGCAAAAATAATAGGAAAAATGTATTCCAAAGTTGGAATATTAACAAATAATGTATTTAAGAAGGTAACTCGAAGTGATTTAATTGCTGGATATTTGGGCCAAACTGCAATAAAAACAAAAAAGGTGATTGATAGTTGTAAAGGTGGTGTATTATTTATTGACGAGGTTTATGCATTGGGGTCAAACAGTGGAAATGATGATTATAGTCGGGAATGTATAGATACAATTTGTGAGGCATTGAGCGAATACAAAGATGATTTAATGGTGATAATCGCTGGATATAAAGAAGAAATAGATGACCGATTTTTTCAGGTAAATTGTGGATTAGAATCTCGTTTTATATGGAAATTTAATATGGATAAATATACAGCAAAGGAGTTATTTGAAATATTTGAAAATATTGTTACGAATTGCGAATGGAATATAGACGAAAGTGTAACAAATGAATGGTTTAATAAAAATCATAAAAAATTTGTAAGTTTAGGACGAGATATGGAATTGTTATTTACATTTTCAAAAATATGTTATGGGCGGCGAATGTACGGAAATCAAAATGTAGAAAATAAAATATTAAATATTAATGATGTAGAAAAGGGTTTTAATATGTTTAATGAAAATAAAAATAGATCAAATAATGAAATCAGTAATTATTTATTGAATAGTATTTATTTGTAATTCGTATACAATTAAAATAATATTTGTTTCTATAATACAAATATTATGAGTCAACAAAAAACAATACAAATTTCACCGGAATTAATGTCATTTTCAAAAGGTAAGACGGCGAAAAAACGGAAAGAACCAAAAAATGAAATAAAGGTAAAAACAAATAGTAACAAAAACGATACATTAAAACGTCAATCCTTATTGCGTATGATAAGAAAACACCAAGAAGAAAAATACAAAGAATATTTTTCGAAAGATTTACGAAAGGCACAGGAGACACAATCACAAACACAACCATCCGTATCAAATTTTGAAAATTCAAAGGCATTTTTACAAAATATACAAACAAACACTAACAAAAATGAAACATTAAAAAATATACCAAATCAAATAACCGAAGTTCCTTATAAATCAACACAACCCGATGTAGTTGCATTTCACGCAAATGTACCGAATAACCATAACGAACCTAAGTATGGTTGTTTAAAAAATGGAAATCTACCGACATATCGAAGTGTTATGAACAAAACACAAAGAGAAATAATACCATTGGATAATGAGAACCGCGTACAATCAACAAATAATACACAGGATAATTCAAATGTACAAATGACACAAATAAATGCAATACGTAATTTCAATGAAAAACGCAATAATGACAAACAGAAGAGAATAATACGAAAAACGTTTAATCTAGGTAAACAGAAAACTAAACCGATTACAACGGTATTAATATCGAGTAAAAAAATACGCGCAAATATAACATTGAAAATGCAGAATTTAAAACAAATAGAAATTAGCAAAATAAAGAAGGATTTATTAAAACGGGGATTAATAAGAGTAGGGACAATAACACCTGAACGAGTGTTGCGTAAAATGTATGAAACTGTACATAGCATGTGTGGGAGTGTACAAAATCACAATCCGGATAATCTGTTGTATAATTATTTAAACGGGGGAATCTGAAAACAACCACTTAATCATATGATAACCGAAAACTAAAAATATATTTGTGTTATGTTTATGTTTATTACGGATAATAGACCCTGAATGATATATAATATCATTATGCTGAGTGACTAATGACTGAGTATTTTTCATCGGGGTATCATTTATTATTTTTAAAATTGTATTATTCTCGATATCAATGAAATTTCCATAATCATTATTTAACTCCATTATTATATTTATTAATTTGTGATAAATATAATGTATATTAATTTTTATTCAATTTTTTTGAAATATTTACTATATCTTAAATATAATCTGTCTACACGTTGCGCACTTATTACCATTCCTATTTAGAATTAGATTTTTACTATAACATTGTATACATACTTTATGATTACATTTTGGCGTGACACAATTATTAATTTCTATATCTTCATAACATATTGCACACATATTATCCTGCATATCTTGTATTACTTTTATAATATTATTGCATTTATTTATATGCGGTGTCAAATTTATTGGTTTTATTTTATGATTATTAAATAGGGGTGTTAATTCATTAATCGGTGTGATAGTTGACGATATTACCTTCACTTCGCTATAAAAATTATCTGGCAATTTATCATTTTCTATGAAATTTTTTATTTCATAATATTGTTTATTTTGTTGAATAGTTTTATCAATTTCTTCGAAAGACATTGTTGTTTTTGATACCATGTAAAATACTGTATATGTTATCAATTTTCGATTAAATATGTATTTATGAAATTTTTAATATGAACATTGCCATCACTACGTATTTCTTCAAAATCAAATCCAGCAGTCATTATATGTATAAATAATAATATACTTTTTTATACTGTATTAAATACATTTTTACACTATATCTAAATGGTAAAAACAAAAAAGGAAGACTATATTTATGATGAATACTTTGATTATGTAACTACAAATATTGAAAAATATGGTAAACAAACCGCAGTTTTTATGCAGGTCGGATCATTTTATGAAATGTATGGTTTAAAAACAGATGGGATAGTTACAAAATCTAATATACAGGAAATTACATCAATGTGTGGATTACAGGTTTCAAAAAAAATGGAAGGACACGGGGGGTCTATAATAATGGCGGGTG